AGTGATAGATTGGGATAATGTGGTTGGTGAAACGTTTGGCAATACTCCAGAAATTGCAACTTTATTGTTAGGTGCATACATTCCATGATTAAAATGATTTACTTTAACAAAATTTCCACTATAAAGATATCCAGTAGGAGTAGAACTTCCAATGAAAGTTGAACCCATAGTAACTGAATTGTTGGAATTATCATAATATACTAAATTAGAAGTTCCATCTGTAGTAAATGATTCTCCCTGAACATTACTCAGATATAAAGTATCGATGCCGTTGTTGTTTCCTGTAATCGTTATTCTTGCATCTCTTCCACTATTACTTGAAACGGAAGAGGTTACAATACCAACAACGTCTCCAACTGCATAACCATTTCCTGGATTTACTACACTAATTGCAGATATTGAAGAAGTACCTGTAGAAACATTGGTGATGTTTAAAGTAAGTCCAGATCCACTTCCAATAATATTGAATGTAGATACATTGGAGTCTGTTACATAGTTAAATCCTCCAGTAGTGATTCCAACGGAAGAAACGGAACAACCAGTACCCACAATATATCCATAATTATATGTTTTGACACTTTCACTTACCTTTCTTCCAGTTGTTAAGATACCAATAGTATTTGCATTTGTAGTTGTTGTTATACCTACACTTAATCTTCTAGGAAATGCTGTTAGTGGACTACTCTGCAGATTTTTAATGTATCCGTTACTTTCATTTAATGTTGGATTATAGAAATATACAGTTGATGGTGTGTTAGTTATGAAGTTTGCACGATATAAAATAAACTTCATATCCTTTGTTTGATCTGCAGTCCATATAGATCCATTTTGAGACTTGAATAGACTTCCTATAGCAAATTGTTGCCCATATTTGCCTGCATCTCCTTGAGGTAAATTTGCAGATTTAAATATTTTTTGATCTTGTTGCGCAACAAATACCTCATACTCTACACTTTCTGGTGCAAGCAGAACGATTGCATACTCTAAATTGGGTGCAAGATAAATGGGATAATCAAATGTAACTCTTGTTGCTGCAGAAGCATCATTTGAAATATTAATTTGATCTGGTCTAAGTGTGACGGAATTTCCAATTACTGTTCTCGTTGGCGTTCCAAGTTCTAAAGTTCTAATCTGAACTGTTAAAGGATTATTGGAAGTATCTTTTTTATAGAAGAATAAATCAACTCCAGTTACATAAGCACCATTTTCATCATCATTTTGTGTTTGACTTCCTCCCACACTAAATGACTGTGCTAAGGGGTCATAATATTCTGTCGTAGTTATAACTGTTGTATTAGTAAGAGTTATAGTTGTAGTAGTTGTCCTTGTAGTAGTTACTGTTTCTGTATTGGTAATAGTCCTTTCATATAGTTCTAAAGTTCCATCAGATACATAATTAGTCTCTGCTGATGATATACTTGCACTTCCAGAAGCTGGAATTTCGTTTGTTGAACTAGATGTAACCTTATATGTTTTATTTCCAGTGTTAATTCTTACATCAGGTGCTGGTACAGTGTTTGGATCTCTAATAAAGAAAGAACCGATCATATCACCAAAATTATCAGATATTAACCTTAAATCTTTTACATATGCAATAGATCCACTTGTTTGTCCGACAAGTTTTGCACCTTTAACTAAATATCCGGAGTAAAGACCTTGTGCCTCTTCTGAGAGTGAATATGTGTCTATATTCAATACTTTTGATGAAGCACTATAAGCATTTGGTAAGGATTCTGATTTAATATATGGATTTACATTAAATGTTGTTGTTGGGGAATTGTATGATCCAAATTTATGATTTGGAGTTGCAACTCTAAAGGAAATAATCTTTTTATTTTGACTATCATATCCAACGACAGTTTCACCAACTGTAAATGCGGAAGATGCTCCATTATTTTGTAAAGAAGTGTCATTTGCAATCTCAATAAGTTTTGGAATAAAGTCTACCGAACTATTACCATCTAAAAATTGATAATACCTTGTATATGGTTTTAAGTTTGAAATAGAAAACTCAGTGTTTCTAGATCTCATGTATTCTTCTCGACGACTCTCCAATAAATTATTAACAGATGAAGTAGATCTGGATGTATTTGAAACATCAGAAACACTTTGTCTACTGGAGAGAGATTGAGTGGTATTTGAAGTTGCTTCAGTTTGTCCTCGCCTATCAAAATCAGCAACTCTTATATTTTGATTAACTGCTACATTTCTATTGTCAGTTTCTACTGCGCTTCTTTCAACTAAAACATAATCAGTAACAGAAATTACTTTATCGGGTAATTGTATTGTTCTGACCCAGTTATCTCTTTCTGGGAATAATTTTATTGATCCAATATATGTTACTACATGATATGGGTTTACATTTTCTACTTGAGGACTTCCATTAATTTCTGTTACTAATGGTTGTGATAACCATTTTTCAGAATCATATTTAAGAGTAACTGTTGATCCGGTTTTCTTTACATTAGAATCTAATAATTCATAATTTGTGGATAAATCTATGCTTTCATCAGTGATGTTTTCTGCAGGAGCAAGGTAGTTTTTTAAACTATTTCTTGAAATGATTGGTCTCATTTCTTGAGATTCTCTATCAACCTCAATCGAAGAAAAGAGTCTATTTATCCTTTCAGTATCTTTAAAATCATCCACAAAAAATCCAGTTTTAAATCTATTAAAACCTTGAGAATCTTGTACTTGTAGAGTTTGTGTACTTAGTTCTAAAAGTGATAATGAAGTTACTCGTTCAAGATTTTTGACTCTATTTTCAATTAGACCAATATCTCTCATAGTATATCTTCTATTATCTACAAGAGATAATACTGCATTTTTTACATTATACAAATATGGAGGTAGAGTAATTGTTGCCAACTCCATTAAGTCATCTATTTTTGAAGGAGATTTTGGACTTTGAGAAGATAATCCCTCTAAGTAAACAAAATTACCATTTTTATTTAAATATATTTTATCAACTCTTCCCAAATAATAATCATATCCAACAATAGTGTTTTCATTTGGAGTTAAATTAAGTTTAATTGATGAACTAAAATTTCTATTTGAAAAATCGAAAGGTGAAGAAGTATTTGTAGTGAATATAGATACTTTTGGTCTAAAATCTAAAGTATCAGATGCTCTAACATTATTATTTCCAACCAAAGGAACATCGGAATTAAATTGTTCTTTATTATAACTTGCTACAGTATATACATCTCCATTATCATTTGGGGGAACGCTATAATAGTCAAATACTATCAAAAGTTTCTTCGATGGTTCAGTTTCTCCTTTATTTCTAATCAATTTTGAGTAATCATAATATTGCTCTTTTTGTCCTTTATCTAAAATAAATTTATTAGTAATATCATTATAATTTCCAAAAGTTATAAAATCTATTTCTCCTGTAATATTTGATTCCTTAAAAGTTACAGTCTCATTAGTACCAAATCTATTTGAATTTAAATAAACAATTTCGACACTATTAGTGGACTTTGATACAATTCTAGATACGCAACCACTTTCTGATCCGATAATATTTTCGCCAACAATGGCATTTGTACCAATATTTAAAACAGAACTAAACGATAAACTGTCTAAAGTTGGGTTTGATGTATTTAAAGATTCGTATACTGCCAATACTTTAGAAACATCTGGATAATTGAGAGAAATTTCTTCATCTTGAACTCTCAATCCATAATATTGATTATACACTAAACCATCATTAATAGAAGTACTAATTCCAGTTCCTGATTCGGGATACTTTGAATAAATTACATTTAAAGTATTACTACGATTATATTGTTTTTGCTTACTTTGTACCCCATTTTTAATAAAGGTTGCATTAATTGATGATGTTGTTTTTCCAGAAGTAAGTTTTGATAATGTTACCTGATTATTTGATAAAGAAAACTGATCTGGTGTTAAAGATTGTGTAGTACCATCTGTATAATGAACTGAATAACGCTCTTCGTCAAAAGATGCAAATAATGCTGTTGATAATCCAGAAGGTAGTGAGAAATTAGATACTGAAAGAACTATTGGACTACTTGAAGATATAGCACTAGTAGATTGTGCGCTAAATGTCAGAACAGAGTTATTTAAATCTACTTGTGATATATTTGAATTAGGTAACTCGGCGTACAAATATCCTTTATCCGAGTTTCTAATTTTTGGAATTCCGAGACTAAATGATAAGTTTGTTGCCACTCCAACAGCACCATCACAAATTCCACTAACTGTGGCAATTCCTGAAACAGTTATTGAATTTCCAGTAGAACTTATACTATCAACTCTATTAAAAGTTTCATCTGATCTGTTGGGGGATTGATATCTTATTATAGATCCGACCTTAATTGTATTAAAAAATTTCCCTGGAGAAGTTACTACTCCACCAGAGGTGATGTTAATAGTATCGGAAGCATTAAATCCAATTGGAATCTGCCTGTCTAATACAGAGTCTCCAATAAAAGCAGTTGTAAATCCGGATGTTGATGTAGGTTGATATACTTGCTTAATATCATCACTATTATATGCGGTAATATTAGCAATAGATCTGGGGTATAATTCTAGACCATTAATAATAATTTGTTCGCCTATAATAAAAGTTCCCGATGTTTGTGTCAATTTAATTGTTGTTGTTCCATCTCCTGCTCCAGATGCGTATCCACTTGCCCCACTACTTTTTCCTTTAATATAAGATGAGGATGGTAGTTGATTTGCTGCTAGACTTTGATTTAAAACTAGAGTCGTATATGTTTGTATGTCATAAAGATATAAATCCCAATTAGTAGTTGCTCCAGAATAAGCAGCATCGGTTAATCTAAAGTTATAAACTCTGGCATCTCCAATTTTAGTATTTGAAGATGGATTCCCAGAAGAACTTCTTCTTACAGAATGAAGTTCTATAGATTCATTTTGTTTTGGAGATCCAGTTATATTATTAATTCTCAATAAGTTTCCCATTTCAAAAGGAATATTTACATTTCCTTCGTTTTGAGTTTCTCTTGGTTTACTTACATCCAAAATAGTGGTTGTAACTTTTTCAATATCATAACCTTTTACATATGCTTTTCCTGGTGATAATTTTACACACATTAAATCATCAGATGGAGTATTTCCAGACTCAGTTTTTTGATTTTCAAAAAATAATCCGTTATTTCCAAGTCTACTATTTAAAGAATTATGTAAAGAAATTTTAAATGGTTCTACGGAATAATTACCGGATTCATCAAAAGTTCTTTGCGCTAAATAATCTCTTATTACAGAATACTGAGTTTTGGTATTAAATTTTTTAATCTCGCCATTTTCAATTCTAAGTATTTCAATAAAGTCAGTATCGTTTTCTACACTATCAATGGTTTTTTTGGTGAGGGATAAACCTATTTTAAATCTATCTGCTCCAGGGGCAGCATAATTTGTAAATCCTTTTGAATTATCATAAAGAGAAGAATCCTCTTTAGCAGTTATAATTTCTTCAGATACTTTAAGTCCTACTCTATATGATGGTGTATTTGTATAATAGTCTAGAACAATAGTTTGCTTGGATACCCTTGCAAATGTACCTCTTACGAAATAAATTCCATCATCGATGGAAGCAGCAGATCCTGTAGAAGTGGCATCTGTAGGTATCAAAGATGCAAAAGGAGTTCCCGATGCGATTGTAGTGTTTCCATAAACAATACTTTCACCAGACACCAATGATTCACCATCTTGAAATGGATTGATATTAAAATCATTGTCAGAATCAATATATTTTACATACAGTGTAACATAATCTAAGTTATTGGTTGAACTTGGTATTTCAACCTTTTGAACAAATGCAGTGATTCCCGAAATTTGACCTTCTACCAATTTTCCTACATATTGTTCAATATATGCGGATATGTTAACTCCAAAAGAAGTGGAATTTAATTTGACAGCAAAGAAGTTAGGATCATAAGTAGTGCTTCCCGGAATTACTACTGATCCTTCTTTAAAAATATGACTACCAAATGACTCAATTTGGTTTTGTAAAATTGATTGAATATTATTTAATTCTCTTGCCTGTACTGGTCTTCCTGGATTGAAAAGAACTTTGTAGAAGTTCTTTTCAGAATCGAAGTCATCAAAATATGGACTTACATTTAGATTTGTCTTTTGTGCCATTTTTTAGAATTCCAGGATAATTTTAATGTCTTCTTTTTGTCTAATGTTGCGAGAAACGAGAGGTCTATTATCAATATAAATTATATCTCCCGTCTTTTTATTTATCTCGGGATTTGCAAGTCCATCTGTAAATTCAATCCCTAAGTTTATAATTGAACCATTAACTGTTGTAGTAATTCCAGTTAAAGATGAAATTTGAGTTCCATTAAATCCACTACTTTCACCAACAATAGTTCCTCCAGTATTGCTGAAATTTGCATTAGCGTTTCCTGATGTTGAAACTCCAACATAGTCAGTTTGATCATGGGTTGATCCATAATACAAAGATCTATCTCTAAAGTATTTTAAGACTTTTGTATCAGAGTCATATGATGCAACATATCCAACTGCAATTGTTGTAATACCTGAAGAAGTAATTATTTGACTAATTTTTTCTCCAATTGTTGGTGGGATATTATTTACTGTAGAAAAGTTAATTGCATAAAGACCTGAGAATTGGGAGTCTGTAAAAGTCTCAATTCCTACAAATTTTGATGGATTTTTTAATATACCAATCTGACAAAACTTGGTATTGACTGGAAAGTCTCTAGAAGAATCATCAAATCTACTATAAATCATCACCTTATCAGCACCCAGTTCTTTATATAAATCATATCCATGACCTTTAGAGGGTGGAATTATTGGAATAAGTTTTGCTGGATTTGAAATATTTCCAGATGGTTGAATAGATCCCAAGTCAACTATCCCATAAGTATATCCTTTACCACCAGAAACTACTGTAGTATTGATGATTTCTCCATTGGAATTTACCTCTACAGAAACTTCTCCACCAGTCCCATTTCCCAAAATAGAAACAGTATGAGATCCCTGAGAATAATTTTTTCCTGGTTTATCAATATAAACAGTCTTTATTTGATTATCATTTACTTCAGAGTTTCCATTTTCTCTTACCGAAACAATTTGAGAATCAGTAGAAGTACTCCAATTATTGGGGAGAGTAATATATTCTGTAGAATCAAATTTTACAATATCTCCAGGAGAAACTGTAAATAAGTATTTCCAAAAATATCCATCACCACCAGTTCCTGCTATTGAGGGTTCAAAATCAGTGTGTGTTGGTTCGTACAAAGACTGATTTCCTGATGTATTAATTCCACTCGATCCATTTTTAGTGCAAATATAAACTTTATAGTCACTATTTAAGACATAATATTCAGAATCATATAATCTTGCTCTCTTCGCTACTGGACTAAGGTTGTTAATACTGTAGTCATGCCTATACATATCATATTTCTTACCTCTTACCCAATCAACTCTTTTTACAACTCTTCTTATACTTGATGATGTAATTTTTTTTCCAAAAAGAAGAGTATCTTCATACTGAGTTAAATAATCTAAATTATCTATAGGGTTTGGAACTACACCATTTGTTACTGGAGACCCCGCAGGAGTTGTTCCACCATCCCAATTTTCATTTCTACCAAATCCAGTATATCTGTTTGGGTTAGTTAAACCAACCCAAACATAATATGAATCATTATCTACTGATTCTATAAAATTAGTAGCATTCAGAATTCTAAATTGATCTGTTACAAGTGCAGACATTTATATTGCTGTTTTTTTATATTTATATGAGATTAGGTTATCACCTTATCTTTTTTTACTAAAGATCCATTGTTTCTCAATCCAAATCCTCTTCTCTGTATAACTGGATAAGTTGAAAGACCTGCACTATATCCTTCACTACTTATACCTATACTGGATGTGTATCCAGTAACAGCAATTGATATTGGTGATGAAGATCTGGTAAATCCAGATAGTCTACCCCAACTCATTCTTCCTACAGGATAATTAAGAGTTCCGGTAGTTGCAATTCCAACAATGGAAGTATTTGATGCAATATTGCATGTTATAATCCCTGTAGTAGAATTAAATGCGTGAACTTTATAGATATTATTTAAATGTGATGTACTGATTGCAACAATATTAGAGTTTGAAGAATCAATGGATGTTACTCCACTACCAACACTAGTATTTGAAATATAAACAGGATATCCAACTTGAAGATCTGGTGGTGATGGATTTAAAGTAAATTTGAGTGCTAAAGGTACTCCAATTCCTGTAGTTGTAGCAATTCCAACAACAGAAGCACTAGATCCTTTAACATCATTTACACCAGATAAAATTTCATACTGTGTAGAAAAATCTGTAGTTGCTATTCCAACATTTGTGTTAGTAAACACAATGGCATTAAAACCTATTGGAAAAGTACTTGGTGATTCATTTTCATAATCAAATAATGAAGCATCATCTACAAAGATTTGATTAGTAGAATTACTAAAGTCTCCAATGATATTTGCAGTGGGATAAACTTGAGATTCAATAGAATCTCTAGACTTGGAAACAATATCACCATTAATTAATAAATCGACTTTTTGCTTAGTCCAATAAAGTGGTTTTTCATTAGTAGAATCAATTCCTTGAGAAACATATAGATTAGTTTCAATTTTATCAGATCCAGCAATATCATAAACTACTCTCTTGTCTTGAGTAATTGTATTGTTGATATTAGTATTATTGCTGAAGACCTGAACAGTATCTCCCACTTTAATGGTTTCTACTATATCTTCTTGGGTACTATCTATACCTCTGGTTCCTCTATAGAAGAATATTGCAATATTATCTTCAGGTTTTGGGGGAACTGTAAATGTGAATGATGTACCACCATTGAACTGATAAGAACTTCCTGGTTCTTGCAAAACGCCATTTGCAAAAATGAGAAGAACATTATTTAAATTTATTGACTGAGAATCAGGTAGATTTTCATCAACTTCGAAACTTAATAACTCAGAATTATAGAATAATGGGAATCTGGTTCTTATACCATCTTGATAATTTTTAATAGAATCAATATAATCCAATTCACCAAACTGCCAAGCAGCAAAAGAGTCTGTAAATGTATCAAGAACAGTTAATTCAAATTCACTAATTGGAGATGCTAATCTTGCATCTGTCACTAGTCCTACTGGTTTAAATACATCACCTCTTCTAAACCCATATCCATTTCTTGTAATTTTAAAATCTGTCACTACAAAATAAGTAGATCCTATTCCAGTAGTGGAACTTGCACCGACTTCAACATTTAGGAGTAGTCCAGATCCAGTATCTGTAGTTGCACCTACACCTAAACGAGAAACACCAATCACTGGTAAATTTTCATAGGAAGGTGATGAAACGTTGATTGTTGGATTTGAGTAACCACTACCTCCTCCAACGACATTGAAGGATAGTGTTCCTCCAGCGCCTACAGTGGCAGTAATATTCGCCGCAGACCCAGTGTGACCTGATTCTGTGACTGCTACAGAGACATTTCCCCTATATCCAGATCCAATAATATCTTGAGTGCCTAACCCTACAGATACTATAGATCCTCCAGAAACAACCGCAGTAACTGAAGCACCTACTAAAGGAG